ATTGTTAGGTGGTAAGGCAGAAAACGGCACTACCTCCGTTTATTATGGGTCTAGCGGTTCAGATCATAGAGGGGCGCAGAACCACATTTTTTACACGAATGCTAGTGCTACGGCTACGTCAGGCAACACAGAACGCTTACGCATTACAGCGGCAGGCCGAGTTGGTATTATGACGAGTTCGCCTAGTGTTGCTCTTGATATCGTAGGTGATGTCAAATCAAGCGGAAATCTGAATGTTGGAGGTAACACTTTAGTAAACCAAGCAAGCGCCGACAGCAAATACCTTAAAGTAAATTCTTCATCTTCAGGTGACGGTGGCATTCTTCTCCAGAGAGCCAATGCTAACAAATGGCAAATAGCTAGTAACACGTCACACCATTTAGTTTTAGACTCGCTAGGTGGCGGAAACGTTCTGATTCCTACAGGCAAATTTGGTATTGGTAGAACTGACCCAAACCGCCAACTATCCATACAAAATACACTAGCTAATGGCGGTGGGCAAATAGGATTAACTAGTTCTGATAGTTCAACAAGTGGCTCACTGGGTATAATTCATTTTGGAAACTCTACTGACAGTTCACTAGCAAGTATCGGTGGAATTGCAGATGGTTCAACTTCCGCTGGAGCATTGGTGTTTAAGACAGAAGCCGCTGGTGGTAGTATTGAAGAACGTATGCGCCTCACAAGCGATGGAAGCCTGTTATTAAGTGGAGTAGGCGGTCTAACAACAACAGGCGGAAACAACCTTACTGTATCAGGCTCTGTCGCAAACCATGCAGGATTAATTTTTGCAACCCACGCCATATTGCCAGCCGAAGAGGGAGCAGAAGCCTCGCCTAATGTCATTGATATAGGAGCTAATGGAAATGAGTTTAAGAACCTATATTTAGACACAAGTATTATATCTTCTAATGCCCTTAGTATAACTACAGGTACTACCCTAACACTAGATGCCGCAGGAGATATTACTCTTGATGCTGATGGCTCAGAAGTATTCTTTGCAGATGGTGGTACAAACTTTTTAAAGATACAAAACGATAGTGGCACTGCACAAATTAGAAGCTTAGTTTCTGATGGAGATATTCAATTTATAGGCAACGATAACGGTTCAGCTATAGTAGCCCTCACCCTTGATATGTCTGATGCTGGTACTGCTATCTTTAATAATAAAGTTGGTATTGGCATCGTTCCACAAGCAGAGCTACACGTACACGACCCAGCAGGTCATGCTAAAATAAGATTGTCAGGTGCGGCATCAAATGCAGACACTTTTGAAATATATCAAGGTATAACTGGAGTAACAAATGGTGGTCTAACTATTCGAGATGTTGAAGCATCTGCTGATAGATTAGTAATAGACTCATCAGGCAAAGTTGGTATTTCGACGAGTTCGCCTAGCAGTTTTTACAGTCTAGCTAGTAATCTTGTTGTTGGAACAGGCTCAGGCGGAAATGGGATTACCATTTATTCTGGTTCTTCTGACAGTGGATATATAGGATTTAACGATACTGCTTCGAATGCAATGCAAGCCTTTATCCAGTACAACCACAATGGCAATTATATGGCATTTGCGCCTAACGGTAGTGAAAAGATGCGGATTTCATCAACAGGGAATTTGTTGGTGGGTAAGACTTCTACTGCCCAACAGACCGCAGGGACAGTTTTATACAATTCTGGTCAAATATATGCTACTGCTACTGGCACTCAACCTCTGGTAATAACTCGTAAACAAAATGATGGCGCACATACTATTTTCTACTCAGATACAAATGAAGTAGGTCGAATTGGTAATTCTGGTAATTCATTATATATTGAATCTGAGGGCAACTCTGGTGCTATGTTTTATCCTAATGCGGTGTTACCAATAGGTGGTACTAGCGGTACTCTTTCTAATGGCGCAGTTGATTTAGGCAGAAGTGGTAATAAGTTCAAAGACGGCTACTTCTCAGGAAACCTATACGGCAATGGTTCTAACCTAACAGGTGTTGGCGGTAGTACAGCTTTTGGTGCTGTTGGTACTTATGTAGCCGCGGCTGCATTTGGTGACTATACCGGAGGACAAACAATTGCAGGCTCTAGTCTTAGGAGAAATACTGAAACAATTGGGAACAACAACTTCGAGAGTCAAATGCCTAATACTACTTCTTACGGCTTAAGTGGGACTTGGAGAGCTATGGGGTTGTCAGATGATAATCAAGGACAAAGCTGGGCATCTGGAAACTTGTGGGTCAGAATATCTTAACTAACAATAGGAGGCGTTCATGCCAACAGTAACAATAACAGAAGTGCGTAGCGCACAATCACTTAACGCAGAAAATACTAAGTTTAATGTAGAGATTAACCATCCAGAACACAGTTGGATACCTTACACACTAAGCCCTGATGATACAGATATGACTGTAGACAACAGCGTATTGCTTGGGCTTATTGGCTCAGACTATGCGGCGTATGTAGCACCTACTCAAGCAGAGCTAGATGCAGGTTTAGCGGCAAGTCTTAGATATGAGCGTGACGAAAAGTTAGCACAAGAAGTAGATCCTATAGTCACTAACCCTCTACGTTGGGGTGAATTAACAGAAGCTAAACAAGCAGAGTGGACACAGTACCGAACTGACTTGCTTAACCTACCAGCACAAGCTGGTTTTCCTAACACAATAACTTGGCCTACTAAACCAGAATAAGGATAACAAAATGCCAAACACCCACACATGGTCTATCGCTAACCTAGAGCGAACTACATCTGACAACTCAGTAACAATAGCTCACTGGCGTTGCGAAAGCACAGATGGAACTAACACTGCATCAGCATACGGAACTACATCCCATACAGGTGTACCATCAGACGCTGACTACATTCCTTATGATGATCTAACAGAAGCAAACGTATTAGAATGGGTACACGAACAAGTTGTCCAAGCTGATACTGAAGCGGCAAACGATGCTAAGATAGCTGACCTTGCGACACCAACATCCATATCTGGGATGCCTTGGTAATTTTAAACCCACTTAAACCTAAAGGAGATCAAAATGGCTGAAGATAAAAAGGTTATTACGATTGATGAAAAAGATTATACTGAAGACCAACTTACTGATACGCAGAAGGTTATTATTAACCACCTTCAAAGTCTAAGTCAGAAGATTGCTTCCGCTGAGTTTAACTTAGACCAACTCAAGGTAGGCAAGGAAGCATTTGTAAACATGCTAAAAACAGAAATGGACGCACCTAGTGAAGAGGTAGCGGCTAAATAAACTAATGGAGATAATAAATGGCGCAAGAAGGTTGGCACATAGCCAAGAGTGTACCAGCAACTTTACTCCTCGGCCTCATCACTCAGGCTGGAGCAATCGTATGGACTGTCAGTATGATGATGGCAGACATCCAAGAAAACCAAACGGATATAGTTGAGTTCGGACAACGAATATCCAAAGTAGAACAGATGGTTCAATCACAAGCTGTGTCTATGGCACGTATTGACGTGAACATTGAACACATCCGCGCCTCAGTCGAGAAGATGGCAGACCGAAGTGACTAGGCTTGTCTTAGCACTGACAACATTACTTACAACCACAGCCTGTATTCCCGAAATTCATGTAGACACTCCGATAGCCTTTCCGTCTTCATGTCCTTTTGGTGATACAGCCTGTGAACGCAATCTAAACGCACAGACACTGGCCTACATTGGGCACAAGGATGCGGCGACAAAGCTGATGTGCAATGACCCCAATGTTCAGAAAGTGTTGGTTGAAGAATGTGGAAACTACTCGCCCCTATATTAATACTGCTGACAACTTCAGCGTATGCAAATGACATCAATGGAGACTTCAGTAACAACTACGACGACAGCACTGTAGAATCCAACAATGCGACAACTAACGAAACCAATAATTACAATGCGGCTGGGGCTTCTCAGGCCTCACCTGTGATGTCTTCCATTGCCCCTACAGTTATGGGCGGTGGTGGTAACGATAGCTGTCTCCTACCCACAACATCGGGAATCCAAATGACAATGTTTGGTTTCTCACAAGGCAGTATGCAACAGGATGAGCACTGTAATCGACGCAAGAACGCCCGACTACTAGGAACACCACAGCAAATCGGAGGACTAGGGCTACAAGTTTCAGCCATATCAGTTCTCTGTAGTTCGCCAGATGGCAACGTATTCCGTAGTATGATGTTAGCCTCAACGCCATGCCCTATTATGGATGTGGTCACTGGTAAAATCCTAATGGGTAAAGCGGCAATAGATAAATACAGAGAACATCCAGATGTCTACATTATTGGCTACGAGCCAAACAAAGTATTCTGGGATACCCTCTTACGAATTGGAGAAGATTTAAGTGATGAAGAAACAAAAGCAAAAGCTACTGTTGTCAGCGACAGTCGCACTCTTAGTCAGCGGTTCCGTAGCTCACGCGCAAACAAGAGAGTACCAATACAGCCAAACAGGCGCACAGAAGATAACTGAGCTAAAAGGCACAATTGACATCATCAACAACAGATTACTTGCAAGTGGTCAGTTGAGTAATGGTGCAGTTGGTTATGCTACAGTTGGACGTGTGGTCGTTGATGACGCTTTGGATGGCGGCAAGATAACTGATGCACAGTTTGTGGCATATACAGCGGCCTTAGATAAGGTGGTTGCACACGACTACGCTACAGCTACGGACGCAAAGCAACTGTTCACTCAAGAGCACACGGCGGCAATGAACCAGCTGACACTTGCTGTTGATCTTCTGACATCTGCAACATCTATATTGGCTACAGCAACAACAGTATCCGCAGTCGCGGCTGAAGCTGACACGAAGCCAGAACAAGTGGCACTGCAAAACATGCTACAGACAGACGAGTATTCCATACAGGCATCTGAAGTTGCCACATACAATGATGCAGTTGATAACGTCGAGAAGTACGCCCAGCAAGCTGGTGCATTCATGGCGGCGGCAAACAACACTGATCTAACAGCTTCTATAGACAGCTACACAGCCACAAACAGCTTAGTTGCTGGTAACTACACAGCCATAACTTACACACAGAACGTGGATGAATTTGTAATCACATGGTCTGGCAATGGTACTGGTTGGTCTGGTTATCTTACTGATGACATGAAGGATGCTACAGCAATCTATGGTGCGAACACCTACATGCAACAGCACGGCACACCAATCAAGGATATGTAAACAATGGAAGACACTGAGCTAAAGGTAGGCGGCTTCAGCTTCAAAGGCTGGTACATAGCTGTCCTACTGCCAATACTGTCTGCAATAAGCGGCGGTATTTACTATGGGTATGACACCCTCAACCGCTTTTATGATGTAGAGAATGGGATCAATCTTGTGACTACTGAAGCTGACATGTTCAACGTCAGAGCCACAGATTTCAACTCACGCATACAAGCACTAGAACAGGCGGTACAGGATAATGATGTTAGAGGGCTTAACACGCGGCTATCGACGATTAGTACGCAGATGCAAACGATCTTGGAACAACAGAAAGACTTGTTGGACTTACGCAGTCAGGTTGAGAGATCTACTGGCATCACTGATACTTTGGGCGATAAACTTGACGAATACCAAGTCGAAATAGATGACATCTGGAAGGCGTATGACAGCCTAGCCAGCAATCCGTTAAACTAAGGATTACACATGATACAATCATTGATAAGCCCTGTCGCTGGGCTACTAGATAAATTCATTCCTGATAAAGACCAAGCGGCATCTCTCGCACATGAGATAGCAACGATGTCAGAAAAACACGCACAGGAACTTTCACTAGCACAACTTGCAGTGAACAAAGAGGAAGCTAAAGGTAACTGGTTTCAGTCGTCTTGGAGGCCAGCTGTTGCATGGATTTGTGTCCTTGGGATGGCAGTAAACTTCCTCATCTCGCCATTACTGTCACCATTAGGAATTGATGTACCCCAAGCTGATACTTCAGTGATGATGCCAGTCCTTATGGGGATGCTCGGTCTTGGCGGTTTGCGTAGCTTTGAGAAGGTTAAAAAGGTGAACAAATGAAGAATAACTTTGATAAATGCTTAGAGATGCTTTTGGCTCACGAAGGTGGCTATGTAAATTCTAAGTTCGACAAAGGTGGGATGACAAACCTAGGTGTAACCAAACGTGTCTATGACGACTGGATAGGCCGCGAGTCTACTGAACAAGAGATGCGCGATCTTACGCCTGATGATGTTGCTCCAATTTACAAGAAGAACTACTGGGATAGAGTTAAAGGTGATCAACTGCCATCTGGTGTTGACTGGTGTGCATTTGACTGGGCTGTGAACAGCGGTTCTGGTCGTCCAGCCAAAGCTATACAGAGGGCTGTAGGTGCTACTCAAGACGGAGCCATAGGCAATCAGACCCTTGGACTAATCACTGAGAGAGACCCTAAGTTCATCATTGATTACGTCTACACAGTCAGACAGGCTTTCTATGAAGGCTTAGATGACTATAAGCACTTCGGCAGAGGCTGGAGCAGAAGGAACACTGAGACACTACATCAGGCTATGAAGATGGCAGAGGAATAACAAAAAACACAGATCGTCACCAAAAGTCGGGCGATCTGTGTTTTTTGGATTCAAATTGATACACTGCCATTTACAAATGCTTCAGTATAGTGCATAGTACGTGCGTTACTTCGGTAACAACGGAGTGCAGTAGCTAGACATCCTTGAGATGACTTCCCTGCACTCCACCCACCTTACTTACATAAACGCCATCATGTGCATCTAAAGACGCCAATAGGTCTAATAGTTGTTTGTAGTTAATGGCTAGTAGCTGGAACTCATTAAGTTCATCAGAAAACTGACGTACAAACACTGTACCATCATCCTCAAGGTACATCTCTACATCATCAAACTTTCCATCAGGGTCTATAGATACAACTTTAACATAATCTGACTCTATTTCGACTGTGAACATGAGAAATACTTATCCCCCTGCTCTATCGGTATTTCTACTGTCATCCTTCGCATTCCACACTGAGGACACTGCCTCTGTCTACGTTTCGATGGGTAGCCATATTTGAAGTGGGGGATAGTCTCTATTATCTTAGTTTTAACTGCACACTTAGGACAATGGGTTACACTATCTTTCATTAGTTACTCGCTTTCTTCACCCAAAGACGCTTGGCGTTCATCTTGCCACCTATAGCCCCCGTTTCTTTACGTGCTTGTTGGGCTTCCCACTGTGACCCAGCGTGGTAAGTTCTCATTTTGAATGTTTTACGCATCCCTTTGTTTTCTGCGTCGGCCACAGACTCGTGCTGTATCCTTAACAGGTCTTCTCTGTTCATCTGTATCTCCAGTTTTCATTAGTTTTGATTGTCAAAAGCCCAACTGCTAGATAACTTTCTGCTAGTTGGGATTTTGTATTCTTTAGTACATTATTTCAAAGCCTAAAGTGGCTCCGACCTTTACACTGCCACGCACTTTCTCAAGGGCTGGAGATACAAACAGAGACCTATTGTTATCTATGTTTATCCCTAGTCTTGCAAAAGGTAATGGCTCCAAATATCCACCAACCATTCCATACTCAAAGTAGCCAAGATCACTTGACCACCTTGATCCTATGTATGGGCTGATTTTGTTCTCGCTGTTGTAGTAAAGCCCAGCGATGAAGTGGCTTTGGTTTAGTCTGATGTGTGGGTGAAACTCATTGTAAGAACCACCCAGTCCCATGTGCAGACTAATTGCGAACCCATATAAAAAGTTCACTTTTAGATGTCTACGAGTTCACACGTCCCAGAACTGCAAGCTAATTCCTGTGAGCCTTTGGTTGTGTCTTCAGACTCGTATTCTGACAGCTTCGTCCAATCTATTGCATCAGGCATGGCAAACGATGCCACCTCATATTCTTCTTGAGTGCAGTCCTGATAGGGTGCTTGAGCATACGTGTGGTCAAACCTTGGTAGGAAGCTGACACCAGACATCTCATCGAAGTGCTTGTAGACAAACGCCCCTACTTCCATCCACTCATCATCCCCAACTGATACAGTCACTGATGGCTTGTGACAGGTGTAGTGACGCTGGTACATTAGCCACATCTCCAGCTGTTCTATTGCTGTCATATTGTGACGTGTGATTGAGCCTTCTGGTGACTTCATAGGGAAGCTAAAGACAGTCGTAGTGTCTGGCTTCATAACACAAGGTTCTGCTGGTATTCCTTGGTCTGCAAGGAAGTGTGTCAGTGGGTCTTTGTTGTCTCCACGTACTGTACGGATGTAGTAGTCAGAGTGCCTCGCATGAATCCCGCTACTGGATGATGACAGCTGTGAAACCGTGCCCGAAGGTTTTATGGCACAAACTGCGGCAGACTTATTGATACCTAATTTGTGTGCGTAGATTTCGTTAGTTACTACAGCAATGTCACGCCACATCTCTAGTCTACCTATTAGGCCATCAGACTTACCATTAGTGAGAGTGCAGTCCATGATGCCAGTCATAGAAACACCAAGCAATGCCTCTTCCTCAGTGTTCTTTTTCCAACAGTCACGAAGGTATGGAAAGTGAGTTAAGGTTGCTTGGATAGTACCTAGAATAGTAGCTAATTGTATCTTCATATCTATGTCGTGGGTGCTATCTGTAGCGCGGACGATTACTTCTGTAAGATTACAAAACTGACCACCAGTTCCAACGATGCCTCTTGTTTTAGGCTCTCCAGTGTTAGGATCAATAGCTTTTTCACCAGTCTCAGGGTCAGTGTATTCCTCAAGTTTCCTAGACCTCAACACGATTTCTGAACATGGATTTGTCCCGAACTCCCACATGTGATCTCTGATGCCTTCACGTTTAGCTTTGTCTCTAGCCGCCTGTCTATTGAAGATACCACGTTCACCAGAACCCGAAGCCGCCAGTGACGCCCACTCGTTCATGAAGTCTACACCGCTGGGCTTACTTTCGTATGCCACTGAGTTGTTCGCTAGAGCATGGTGTGGGTTGTCGATGTACCATTCTCCAGACTTCGCTGTACGCATTTCGTCATCAGATAGATCACTTAGGCTGATCATTGCTGAACG